ATTTGATGAATGGTGAGGAGGGAGATGTGATTATAGATATTCTACTCGCTTTGGTATTGCACGGATACTGCGTCACGCGCGCAAGACTACCAAAGGTCCGAAGTGATGTAGAGAGGACAATTGCTCGATGGAAAGAACTGGGATCAGTGTGTGGTTGGATCAGAGTCGCAAAATGGAAGCTAGCAGCCTTTGCTAGTTGGCAGTTGAACAACATCGTTCCTGCCAAACCATTCGACATGACTGATTTACCACACATCCTCATGTGCGGATCCACGGGGCGCTGGCTAATGTCAGAAGTACGAAGATGCGATGTAGAAAAGCAATTCTCTTTATTGGCGACGATAAACATCGGCGTCAAAAAGGGCTCACCACGTCCTACCAAGGAAATGGTCGAGACCGCTTTGGAAAAGACTTTCCATGCATTGACTGACGATAACAAACATCCGACGGAAGTAAAACCTCCAATGGGAATTGATATCGACGAAATCTTCGAAGACTGGCACAGCAAGACACCACCGCTAGTTTTGCCCAAAGAGCAGGAGCCTCGTTATGTACCTACAAATACGAAAAGATGTACCATGAGAAGAAAGTGGAAGAATGAGAAGGAACGTGAACTCCACGCTCAATACCATGCACCAGGGGCAATGTCCTTTGGAATGCCGTGGGAGGAGTTGTTAACTCCACAGGTAGTTGAGAGAGAGATTTACAGAACAGTGAGCGAAGTACTTGGAAGGATTCCTCTAGGCGAGGAGATCGAACCGTACTTTCCGTCGACGTCTGCAAATTACATTTCTTCCCGTTCAGACTTAGGTTCTGTAGGAGCAATATTAGGTGAATATAGTGATGTGCTGGATGGACTACGAACACCAGGTGGACCGACCGAAGGGAAGGAACACTTAGAGTTAAAGAGTCAGGGTGAGGTAACAATCTATGGCGAAGCGAAATTAGTGTACGAAGACTACCAATTCGAGTCCCGACCACTTCCGTACAAGTACGTAGAGGTTGAGGGAGAGGAAGGCAGAGGTTTCGACGCACCAGTCTACACTTTGGACGAAGGAGGCAAGCCAACTTCGGTAATAGAGAGTTTTCAACCAGACCTAGAACAGCGGGATCTTAAGTCAAGATTTCAGATATTATGGCATCGTCTGCAAGCAAAGGCGCATGCAGAAACGAACTTGGCAACCATGGTTGGTCTGCCAGAGGCACTAAAAGTGCGCGTAATAACTAAGTCTCAACCCGGAAGAGCGTTTGTTCTAAAGACTATCCAGAAAATTGTACATAATAAACTCAGACGACATCCTACTTTCCAATTAATTGGAACGCCCGTGACGAGTGAAATACTGATGAAGCAAGTCGGTCCACTACAAGGAGTGAAAGAAGAATATTTGTCAGGCGACTACGAAGCCGCCACCGACAACTTTTATTCTCTTTATTCCGAAATCTGCGGCAAAGCCATTGCAGATTGTATGGAGCTAGACTATTCGATGACACGTTTGTTATTGGAGTCCCTTACTGGATTTGAAATCGAGTACAAGGAACAGATCAAAAAGCAAACAAGAGGTCAATTGATGGGATCAGTAACTTCTTTTCCTGTGTTGTGTTTAATTAATGCAGCAATGTCGCGTTACGCCTACGAGAGGACGTACCGAATGTATGTCGCAATGAAGGACATGCCAATGCTAATTAACGGAGATGATATTGGACTACGCGCAGTAAGTGAGTATTACCCAATCTGGGAAAGCTGCACACTGTTTGTAGGACTCAAGAACTCGGTTGGAAAAACCTTCCGCTCAAGAGTAATGATCCAAATCAATTCAACTTTCTTTTTTGTTCTCGGCGAGAAGAATTCCTTCGGAATTATCCTCAACGGAGATTTAAAAGAAGTAAAATTTATCAACTTCGGCCTGTTGAAAGGCTTAAAACGATCAGGAATTGGGGAGTCAATGCGCGACACTTCCAGCGCAAGAGAGCTCCCGCACGCGCGGTTTAAGGACCTCATAGAATCCACGCCAGAAAGTCTCAGGGAGACTGTGGCGGATCTCTTCATGGATAACAACATGGACACTCTAAAGAGTATGAAAATACCCTTTCACCTACCAACGTGGTTAGGAGGAGCCGGTATATACTACCCTGGGCTAGCACGCTGCCAGCCATCTGATCTCGATCTTAGGATTGCAGGAGGAATTTTCTGGAGTAACGACCCCGATGAGCAAGTGCTTGACATCGGAACGGTTGTCCCTTCTTGGCAGATTAGAAGAATCGCCGAGAGAAGAATTCCTACACCTGTAATTGTAGAGGAGAGAACAGATAAAGTCAGAGAGTACGATGCCTATGTTGGTTACAAGTCAATCGGTCTTTTATTCGATTCTAATATCCGCCTTGACGACTTGTTTGACGTCAATAGTGGAGAAAAGAGTGAAAGAAGAAGAAACCATGCTTTACGTATTAATTCAAAAAGATATAACCCTCAACACTGGGAAAAGAAGATGACAAGGCCACTACCAGAAAAACTGTTAATGAAGCCAGGCAAATTCAAATCCTGTGGTGGAGAGAGTAAAATCAACAAGAATCAATACGACACAATGGTCGCGATTGAAGAGTATAGAAGAGGGGATAATAGGTTTGAGGATTTAGGAAATCATTATGTTAAGTCGAATGAGTGGGGATTAGAAGTAGAAGACGACGGTGATGAATGAACGAATATTCTGTTATCATTAGGAAACAAGGAGAAAATAACTTGCCGGTTATGCCGGTATAGTCAATCTGATTGTCCAATGCAGAATAAAAGGAAACAAACAAACAAAATCTACAAAAACAAAACAAACATCAAATAAAGTCTATTTCTATATAGCTGAGCGATCACCCCTTGGGGCTCGATCTCTAACTAAGAAAATCGACATCAAAATAAACAGTTCGGAAGTCGCGGTTCATCAGTTAACTAATTTTTGTAAGTTAACACAGAATGCTTCTAACCAAACACCGCATGGCTGCGGAAGAAATAGCAAGAGTCACATGGAGTTTAGCCTAATAATAGAACTAAACAGTGAGCCCTGCCAAGAGGGTTTCTTACGGATTATACTCACGTCGAGTCG